CCAAAATGTCCCACTCAGGGCCCTTAGCATTAATTCCAACAAGACTCTCATTCCAAATACGCCCACCAAACATGGCCTCAACAAAATCGCCGAAGTACATACGGATGACAATCAGATAATCGAATGGAGATCCAGTGAATAAACGTGTTTTACCAGCGTTAACCTTTTCAATGGGTCTCAACTCTCCTTTCAGATTGTCGACGAAGACGTGTAAACATCTCCGCCCCTCAGCTGCTTCGGTGATAATCAAATCCACCCTCTCCGATAATTGTTCCCACCATTGACCACTACACACAAAGGAGGCTCCTGTCCCAAGGAATCGGGTCTTACCCGGCATACCTGGAACTGGAACCAATGACCAAGGAAAACCAGGAGACTTCTGACGGGCAATGGAACTATATTCTGTCCCATCAATACCCTCGACCGCCTGGCTTAATGACAAAACGAAAGGTTTATGTCTGTTTAGCATATTTGGAGCACTCATGAACAATGAAAACCAGTCGTCGTTACACGCCCTAGAAAGAGCCATGTTCAACACAACCTGGTTAATAGAGTACTTTGGGATTGCAATCTCCCACGGGTTGATAACCTTCTCACCAACCTTAAATGGTCCCATTTTAGTAGGAGCACGGAAAGTTGGACCCCAAGCTTCAAATAAATCTGATCTATATACGCCTGGGTCGTTAGGTTGGTGAGCGGTTTTATTAATTGTAGCTAGTGTCGTGAAATTACCGGGCAAGACAAATGGACTGCTTTGTGCCTCAAAGATAATTTTCTCACTACCAACTACCATAACATCTGGAATAACAGGTTACGAAATCTCTGTTGGGTAGAACTTCTCATATAATTCCTCAACAGTCTCTCGTGTCATGGCAGCAGCAGCTCCAATCTTATCTTCTTGGCCAGCAACATGTATCCCGATTAGCTTACCTCGAACACCAGAGTTGACAATCAACAGAGGGGAACCACAATCTCCTACGCTAGTAGCAGCAGGATATTGGAACCCATCGGTAACAGTCCACATGGTATTCGAGTCACTGACCTTCATACTTTGCATTCGCTCAGCCCACATCTCCTTCTCGGCAGCTAGTCCCATTCGGGGACAAACCAACTTAACATAAAAGTCAAGAGGTTTCTCCAAATCTCGACGGTCAATCCACCACTTCCTGGTGTCCCGAGCGGCAGGAATGTTCTTAGGTAACAAGATCGTCACCAAGTCTTGCTTCTCCATCTCCTTAGTCCTTTTGTAATCAAGGAAAAACTTTAATGGAACTGTAAATTCAACATTCCCCTCGTGACGTCTAAGAGTGATAGAAGTATCCTCAGTGGCTATGTTCATATTCAATAACCTCCTAAGGTGCAGCACAAAGTGGTAAGGCATCATCATCACACGACCATATAACATCAACCCAGTACCAAATTTCTTTGGTTCACCGGGAAGACACAAGTCGTAAATTGAATTGAGAATGACCTTCGCCAATTCATCACAATTAGTATCAGCACCACCCTCAGCACGCATCTTCCGCACAACACCACGACCACGCCTTTTAGCACGGTTGTGGTAATTCCCTTCAGCATTAAAAACATTGGAAGGGAAAAATTTGATCATAGCGAAAATAATACCACCCAAACCAACAAGAGCCGGAGCCCATGAGAGTAGGGGGTACTTCTCGA